GTCCTGCTCTGAGAGCACACCCTTGATGATACGAGAAGAGCCACGAATGCTCTCAAAGAAGCCAGAGTTGGCCGTGATGATGAAAATCTGAGGGCGCACAGAGAAGGCGTAGTTGTTGCGCACACTTAGATTGAACTGGAGGGTAAAGTTGCCCACTAGAGAAGGCGCCTGGCCCTCCTGAAGTGTTAAATCTACACCAGGCTTTAGCACTAGAAAGCCACCAACAGTGCTCACAGAACGAGCGCCCTGGCCAGTCGGCGCACGAGCAGTGCCAGACCAGGTGTTCCAGTCCATCTCTAGACCGTTGCGCACACTCATGGCATATAGCTGCTCTGACGTGTGAGAGGATAGCAGACCAGAGAAGTTATCAAAGTTCACGCTTAGAGGAGCTACAGAGCGAGAGCCATTCTTAGATGTTAGAACGGGTAGGTAGCCTGAGCCATACTGAGGAAGAGTAGGGTCTTTAGAGCGGTCAGCAGTAGTCACTGACGGGTCAGCCACCGCCTTCACGTAGATGATTAGAAGGTCGGGAATCTGAGGTAGAGTAATCGTCTGAGACACTAGCTGAGCATCACCGCCAGCAGCAATCGGGTTCGCCACCTGAGTAATATAACGAGGGAACTCTAGGTAAGGTACACAGCTCTTGGGAGGTAGAGGAATGCTTAGACTAGGCGTTAGGAACTGAACGTGTAGCTGAGAATCACTGAAAGGGCCAGTAGCCACACCAGTGTTGTAGGTCACAGCAGAAGTATACTGGGCAGGTAGCGTAGATGTGCCATAGTATAGCTTCTCAGTCGTGCCTACTAGACGGTTGCGCAGACGTAATGCCCTGCTAGGGTCACGCATGTTCATCACTAGCTGGATGTTGTTGATACCAAATAGACCAGTGTCCTCGCCGTGCTCGTTGGCAAAGATAAAGGGGCTTAGACTGAGCTTCTCAGTCGTCCTGAACTGAAGATATACAGCATACTGGCCGTTCACTACACCAGCACCCTGGTCAGTAGAGAGGGGGATGCCATCCACAAAATTTACCGTGTTGCCATAAGAATCAGTATAGTTGCCGTTGCCCACTAGAACCGTGCCTGTGGAGGTGGTAAAGACAACGTTGTGCCAAGAGCCGTTGGTAGGCTCAGCGTAGTCGTGAGAGGCGTTGGTGTAGCCAGACATAGGGTCATTCTGAGCGTTGCGACCATCAAGGTTATCTAGATACTTGTCTAACATCGTGGGGCAGGTGCGCTGAACCCTGTTGCCACGGTAGTCAGTCAGACGCATAATCTCACTTAGCACATCCTGCGTGTTAATCGTCGTAGTGGTGTCGTTGATAGTGGCCGTGATAGTGGCGCACATGTTGTTTAGCGGAAAGGCCGCTAGAGAACCATCTACACCAAGCTCTAGGAGAGGCTGGCCAATGGGAAACTGACCGCCGACCGTTTTGTCGTTTAGGATGACATCTACACGTAGATTCACCGTGCTCGCCCAGTCCATATCACGAGCCACATACACGTTCTCAGACGGCACATAGATATTGTATGAATGCTGGCTCTGGCTCTGAGAGATAGCCGCAAAGGGGCTGTTGGTGATAGATAGAGCACCCTTCTCTACCGCATAACTAGGCTGCTGCTGAACGATGCGGCTGTCATACACGGCCAGCTTGGCGATATCAGAGGACATTATACTTAGGTTCAACAAAATAAATTCAAATGAATTAGCCGCCAATGGCAGAAATAGAATTTAGACAAAGTGGGTCGGATAAATTAAACAACACCTTTTCCTCCAATAGCAGGGCTTCCTTCGTTGTGTAAGAGAAGGTCTTTATAACTTCTATTGAACAACGATGCCATCCACCCAACTCAGAGATAGCCTTATACACCTTCCTCTCGGGGAAAAGCTTTGCCTTCTTGTAGTGCGTTAGTAATCTGGCCGATAAAGAACCCTTGGTTGAGCCAATGTAATACTTAGTCCCAATGGTTATCTTATATATGAGTGCCGTTGCCGGGACGTTTGGAATTCTATTAAGTCTTGGTGCTTGTGTTAAAGGAGATTCCATTGTATTAAGTGGATAGAATATTATTCTATCTCTTAACAGGTTTAAGAACGGAAATCTACCTTGCGGAACAACATCTTAATGCTCACATCTGAAGCGTTCGCCATCGTTAGCGGGATTAGCTCACCTGTCAGACGATAACGCCACCAGCACTGAATATCTATATTTCTAATCTCCTCGTGAGATGCCTGCATACTTAAGAGTCGATACTCTGCCGTAGGCTCATACAGAGCAAAAGAACGCCATCCTTGTGCCGACTCTATCTGCTGGTCAATAACAAAGTCGCAGATGATAGGCTCAAAGGAACTCTGAGCAGGTACAGACTTACCACTCACGTTCGTCTGATTCAGCTCCACTGGCGCAGCATTAAACTCCTTCTTTAGGGGGATTAGCGAAGATGTAAAGACAATGTTCGCCACAGGACTCCACATCGTATCTGTAGAGCGATAGTCCTGCTTAGCAATCCAGTATAAATTCTGCTTCTGTGCTGGGAGAAAGAAAAAGGGATTATACACTGGCGGCGGCACAGCATTCAAACCTTGGAGTGTAGGATTGTTGTTCAGAATGTTCTTATACTGCTGGTTAGTAAAGAGAATCTCATTGCTATATATGATAGCACTTTCAAACGCAAGATTTAGAGGGGGCAGGGGAGTTAATACGGACTGTGTTAAAGGCATTACTATTGAACCTCCATTGGATGCCCCAAGATAAGTGTTATTGAAGTTGGACAGCAGACCAAAGAGTAGGTCATTAAAGAACAATCTGATGTAGCAAGCAGAAGCAGGACTTGCTGGGTCAGCAGGAGCATACGCCGCAGGAACAAATGCTGGAAGGGGGTCCTGAATGCCATTGGTGCCAAGAGGAGTTAGAGGCATCTGACCAGAAACATTAAAGCATCGTGTATCACCGTAGATTTCAAAGAGCCCTGTCACCTCATCATAGTAGATATAAGGGATATCTTGGTCAGCTAGAAAATCAGCAAAGGTAGGATAAGGAGTAGCCGTGGGCGAGCCTTGAACCGTCACTTGTGCTGACCACGCAGCATTAAAGTCTGTCCAGAGATTTTCCATTGCTGTGTAAAAGGCGTTGTTCACCAGCTGGACAAAGTGCTTGTAGGTGTATATCCAATAATAACGTGTGCTCAGGTCCTGCTTTGTAATGCCGCCAGCGGGAGCAACAGGAACAGGAGCTATACGAGTATCTTGTGTCTCTGGAATATACTGTATTGCTACAGAATGAGGTGTTAGAGTAATCATTATTGTCTGAGCGGCACCAGTGCTATCTGTATAGTTCCACTCACGCTGATACGCCAGAGAGACATAATAGACAGTCTGGTTAACATTGAGTTGAGGGGAAAATATATTTCCATTCGTCTGAATGAGAGGAATAAAGAGCGGTAGATTCTTCCCAGGGCCGTTCATAGCAAAGCGGATGATTGAGAAGTAATACTGAGAAGCGTCTCGAATAATTGGCGCATCACGAGACTCGTTAAAACGGATAGGCGACTGAACAGAGCTAGAAAACAGGTCGGAAGTCTTTGTTGCCGTCAGTGTTGCGTTGTAATAAATCATATCGCTGTCAGAACCACCATCTACGATGCTTCTGAAACTGTAGGCCATTCTACTTATACTAAGGGTTTTTATTTTCCTAATACCTTCATTGTCTCACGTGTGACAAACTCATCTGGAGTAAGGCCAGTTGTCTTAATCATCGCTCTGTATCTTCCAATAGGATATTTAGAGTAGAGAAGACGACATACCACATGTCTGCCACACGTCTGAACATCATCCTTTGTCTTCTGGAGCGCCACCTTGTTATAAATCACCCTACAGCCAGATTTCTCTAAAAGTTCTGTCATCAATGGCTGGTCAATCTGAAGAGCACGCTGCGTTTCCTTGTCTGGTTTCTGCTTATCAGGATAGTTGCCGTATGAGTCAAAGAATTCTATCTGACGTCCATCCTTAATCAGCCCAACCCAATGCCCCACAGTCGCCGACTGCTGCGGAAAGAAAATCACCGCCCTTCCCTTCCTGTCAAACAGCTGGTTAATATCGTGAATGCCTTCTAACTCATTATAAGTCGTTATCTTACAGTCACCTCCCAGTAGCCGTCTGATATCGTCATCACCCA